CATATCCTTCCAGATGTGGCCACACATAAGACTTACCCGCCTTGAACTGCATTTCAGTGTCAATACCTAAACAAATGTAACTACCCTGTAGAGTCTGATCCATTTGTGTAAGCAGTGGAATGTGGTTGTTAAGGATTGGCGTGTTTAGTTTCATGAAATCTCCATAGCGCGTAAAGCAATCGCAGCAAAATCGGGATCAGCATTAGCAGCAGCATTAGCAGCAGCATAAGCAGCATTAGCAGCAGTATTAGCAGCAGCATAAGCAGCATAAGTAGCAGCATTAGCAGCAGCACGGCTTCTATCTTCGCCGCTTAACCATTTTTTGGCCCATTCTACAAACGTAGGCTTTTTGTATACTTCTAAAGCACAGAGAATGGCAAAGGCCGTCTTTTGTACTACCCCAATACTTGGTAAGGGTAGTCTGCTAAGTGTGGTTAGAGTCTTACACCCCACCTTCCCCCACTCCTTAACTACAGGTTCTCCCTCAGCTTCCCATAGCATGGGATTTCTGATAGCTGCGTGAACAGGATTTAGTAACACGGCAAGCAGTGGAGAGGTATAAGCGTGTAATACAGTGATGCTACACAGAACTGGTTTACCTGCTGCCGCTTTGTGAGTGATGTTGTTTCCCCATTGTGTCCGACCCCTAGTTTGGCCGAATTCGTCAGTTAGTTTGTAGAGTTTCATTTCCCTTTTACTCCTTTCCCTCGGCGATTCTAAATAACAGTAAGCGCAAAAAATCACCCGGCTCTTAATTGGGCCGGGTGATTTAGGACGTGAAGCGGAAATGCGAAAACTACTTAGCGGCGTCCTCCAGCTTGGCGAGCCGTGCCAGCAGTTCGGCGTTCTGTTGAAGCAGTTCATCCTTAGAGAGGGGCCGCTGATTCGCGGCACGTCCAAGGGCATACGCCTTGAAAACGATCTTCCCGTTACCGCGTGCAAACTCGCTGTCAAGGCGGTAAGGACCATAGACTTTACCGGTGGACTCCGAAGGAACGGCGACGATAGTCCCTGCCGTGCCAGCTTCCCATGTGAAACCGGGAGCGTCGATACATTCAATCAAGCGGACGGGAGATTTGCGGAGATCATAGAAGAAAGCGCCAGCGGTTGGGGTGAGGGTAGTTTGGATTGGGGGCATGGTTATTTCGCTCCTGTAAGGTTGGCAGACTGCTTAGTGATTACCGGTGGCAGATCCACAATAAAATAGCCGCATCGGCAGCAAGAATAAGGCCGTTGTGGGTTGTCGTCCCCAATACTACGGAAGCTAGGAGACAAGTAAGCCCTAAAAGGGCATAGAAACTAGCGAGGACTTCTCTTGCTGCTTGCTCTTTCATTACTCCTCCAAGTTGTCCAACGTGCATAGGTTCGCAGCTTTTCTGTAAGCATGTTATTTCTCCACACTTTCGCGCATAGCTTCCAGAATCAACCATAATTCATCGCCGTCAGCTTGGATGGTAACTACGCGCGTGTTAATCTTAGGAACCGGATCTCCCGCGCGCCACTCCTGTACCCGTTGTGGGAGAGGGTAATTATGCTCGGTAATGTATAACATTTTACCTCCGGGTTGGCGTTGGCCAAGGTGGCGTAGGGGCAGGTAATTCGTAAGACGGAACGTCATTACATAGGTTCGAGATATTACCAGCTGCCTGCTTACACATTTCACATACACTTAGGTATTTGGACCGTGATTCCGGCCAATCATACTTTTTTCGGCAGTTATCGCAGTAAAACATTTACTCCTCCAAGGTATGTAGGTAGACAGTCTTACTCTCGAACTTGTAGGTATTGAGTCTTTTACCCGGTACATCTGGCGAGAGATTGATATGTCCTTCAGTATGGATAGAGATTTCAAGCTGAATGATGTCGGCAAGTTCAATTGGCAATGGCAGGCTCCTTACAAGGTCGGCAGACTGCTTTAGTGGGATTACTGGTTAGAAAATTAGAAAGGGTATTGATGGCGAGGATAATAATGTACCCACCGCTTTCCCTGCATGGCGAACGATTTATAAGCATAGTCGATGCAGCAACTAGTCACTTTGTCGTTCCTTAAACACCAATACCCTACCTAATCCTCTAACCGTCTACAACCCTCCTTGTTTAGCGTGGATATTGATCTATTGCATCCCATGAACTGATAACACAGGTAATCTTCCGGACTCGTTCTAACAGCATGGCTACATCATCAGCGGTTTGGCGCGTACGTTTAGACTTGCTATTTAGATCCATGGTAAAGCGCCCGGTATACGTTTTAGGATAGATGTCTACTTCGTTGCCATTGCTGAACTTCAACGTGATAGGCATGTGTAAAATCCTCCAAGCTGCTTAGTAACTCAGGCTTATTATGTGCCAGATTCTCCAAGTTTTCCACGCTCCCGAAGGAACTACGGTTCTCATGAAGCGGCCTATTCGAGCACACGCTTGCTTAAGGCGTTTATCTTATCGGCCCATAGCTATTATTTTACTAAGCAGCCTGCAATTTTTCACCCCTCTAGTTTGTTGTAGTTAACACTATTACCGCTCGCGGCGGATTACTGCCCTGAAATTTAGAATCTCTAAACTACACATTCTAAATGAAATACGGTTAGATCAGCCAAGCTAAATCTGGTTGTATTCGAGAATAGAATGTGTAGAAAACAGACTCTAAATTTCTCTCCTTTCCCAAAACCGCGATGTTCCTGCGAGCCAATCTAAGTTCCGGCCCGCCGGTTGTCAAGTCACGAAACTGTCAACGAACTGTTACTAAAAAGCGGCAGCTATTGGAACGGTACAGGCAAGAACTCTCTTTAGCTCAGATACCGTTTTACCTAGTTCTAGTCCAAAGCTGCCTAGAACATACAGAACTACAAAAGAGAAGAGCAGTAGGCGCCTTGCCAATCCCGTTCTCTTCCCGTCCCGATGCCGTGCAAGCAAGATCGGTTACGAAGACCTTCGTTTGCAAGCGGCAATAATGGAAACTTAGTGTAAACCACTGAAAACAAAGCGAATTTTCTCCTCGCAACCACCTAAATTGACGGTCCCTTGACACTACCACACTCCAAATAACCATGCAACTACGAAACCATTCGTAAAGTTATTAGAGCTAACTGCGAGTCGTCAGACTCAGCAGTTAGCTCATGCCTGAGCCCGGCGAGTTGTGCAAAGGGTCAGCCCGGCCATTGCTCGTATTGTGGAGGTCCGGCTATAAATATAATTAAAAAAAAATTATTACAAAACTTACGTTTCGTTAACAGAATTATTTAAATATGGAACTAATTGTTAACCTGAGTGTTTACCACACTTACCACGCGTCGAGAAAATAATACTTGACAAGGTTTGTCCATGCGTGTATAATGGTTTTGACTCACTCCTGAGAGGAAGAAAGCTAGTGAATCCACCGAATATTGTAGAGAACCGTTTGTCGCTTCCTGATCTCGTCGCTGATGAGTGTCCGGGCGCGACTGTAGAGATTTTCTTCGACACCCCGAGTGTACTTGTCAAATTCCGAAATCGTTCTATTTTGCTGCCAGCCTCTACTATTGAGCTAGGGGAAGCCGCGATCAGGGCGCGATTGAGGAGTCTGGTTCCCCGCTCCGTCAAGACTACGCGGGGAAGGAAGCCGAAAGTTAAAGCTGTGGTATCTTTAGAAGAAGGAGAAATTAATGGCATCAAATAATACAGTCAATGATATTTTTTTAGGACTTCAGATTGCTACCGCGATTATGCAGGCTCGACAGGGTAGCCACGACGATCAGTACGACACTATTCTGACGACCTTTGACATTTTGTCGATCCGAATACCGGCCCTCCGGAATGATCCTGTATTTACCGCCGATCTAAGGAAGGCCATTGAAGATGTAATTAAGCGTAAAAAGAGTAAGCCAGTTATCCCTTCAGTAACCACACAAGCGGCAGGAACTGTTTCAAGCGTTAAAGTTGGCTAATAGTGTAGAATAGGCTTATGCAAGCGGGCGGGTAGTAAACTAGGGAGGTGTGGCGCCTCCCTTTTTATTTTTATAAGGAAATGTATGAATACAAAGGACTTGTTAAATAAAGCAGATAAGCTATTACTGGCCGCTGGTAATAGCCATTCTACAGGATTTCAACAGTCTGCGGTCTCGCAAGCAGCTGATTTAGTTTCAGAGGCTTTGCCGTTGGTCCGTGCCACTGGTTTTAGTTTAGTTATATTTAATAGTAATAACTCTATAGATAGATTCAATTTACAGCATTCTTTTGAGAATCCGTGGTCTATACAAGCCAAGCTTGAAACAATTAGAACTTTAAATAATTTAATAACTAAGATTATTAATGCTGAGCAGTTTAAATAATATATGGAAGCTACTGAAATAGAAGCAGTTGTTGCAGAGATTCCGGTTAAGAAGCCGCGTTCTACTACCAATATGTGGAAAGCTGGGCGGAAGATTGATCCTAATGCTAATAAACGTAAGCGTACTGGCACGGATGAAACGGGTGGAAGTGTTGCAATTAAAGCAGATCCCGGTCTAGAACTCGCCGAACGAGACGATCCTGCCTACACTAGATTTGCTGAAGTGGTTGGTGGGAAAGAGGGACTCAAGGAGCTGGCCGCGTGGTCTGAGAATCCTAAAGCTCAGAAACTGTTCCAGCTTATAGATGATGGCCGCTTCAGAACCTACGGGATTAAAGCTTTGGCCAAACGTTGTGGAATGACTCTTCCAGAATTGTGTAACTTATACAGAGAGAAGCACTTCTTAGATATGTATCTTACATTCTTTGGCGGAGTAAATGATATTGCTAAAGGAGCGGTAGAGGATGCCAAACCTTCCACAGACCTATGTCCTATGTGCGGGGGAGATACATTTGTTAAAAAAGGAGATATTGTATCTCCGTGCAAGAAATGTGCCGCCACTGGGCGAATTAGAATTGCAGGAGATAAAGAAGCTAGAAGAGACGTGTTTAAAGCGGTTGGAGTTATTAAGGATTCACCAAGTGTCATTAACCAGCAAATTGGAAATGTTACAGTGGAAGGAGTGGACGACTTTGAATCGCTCATGAGGGCGGCGAAGTCTACAAAGGTTGGAGGAAATGTCCAAGTCGAAGAGGAAGTCAGAGAAGCGGAAGTTGTCGAAGAATGAGCCTAAAGCTAAATGCTGCAAGTGTTTACAACTAATTCCTTATGATGAATATATGGAGAACGATCATTATTGTGATGATTGTGCTTCCAAAGAAGACTTTCCGTTAGCTTCAGAAACTCATTTCAAACAGTGGTATCATGGAGCACTCGATGAGCCTGATTAATGCTCGAATAGTTCAGATTGACCTTTCTCAACTTGTTCATGAATTTCAACGATTAAATAACAACTTAGAAGAAGTATTTCATATTGGTAGAAAAGAAATTATTCCAAACGTAGATTTTGATCCAGATGATTATTCTTCTGTAATGTATTCAAATGAAGAAGACGAATTAATTGCACAACACGTAAACAAGAAAGTTATTGGACGTTAATGAAAACCAAACTAGACTACCTTAATCAAGCTACAAAGCGTTATTACATGCAACAAGGTTATTCTCTCCGTAATACTATTAAAGAGGTTTTATATAATAAATTTCTTGCGCGCTTGCCTAAAGATGCTCCAGAATATTGTTTTGGTTTTACTGGATTTAAGCCTAGTTTAGACGGCAGGACTTTTGTAGGTACTTTATTGTGTGCAATAGATAAGACTAGATTTTTTGCTTGTCATTTACCTAGAGTGGGAAAAACTCCTAGACCCTTTGAATACAAAAAGGGAGACGAATTTAGTTTAACACCAGACGAAGTATTCTCTTCTGATGACTTTTTAGAGGAATCGGCGGCATTTGATGTAATTCAGTATGGTATTGATAGAGCGGGTAAAGCACTTATACAGTATGTAATTACTAATGTACAATCTTGAACTTACAGATAAAGCCCTCTGGAAGGCTAGTAAAGATTTTGGAATTAAACTAGTCCGCTATGATGACGAACGCCTCGATGAAATGGTCGAGCGGTTAGAGGGAGCTGTATTAGAAAGAGATAAATGGGGAGTAGCTATTAAGACTCGCCAACTTACTCCCACAGAAAAAGAATTTATCAAGAATGAGCGCCTTGTTTGTAAGTATGATTTCCATTATTTCTTTACCCGCTATTGTCATACACAGATTAAGTTAGAAGGCCAACCTGTTGTAATTGCACGAGTTAAGGAGCCGCTAGAGTCTCAGAAATTATTCTTAGAATACTTATCACGCAAAGAACAGACTATTGCTGAGGCTATTACTAAGAAGCAGCCTACAGATGGCTATTTAGTTCTTTGCTGCAAAGCGCGGCAGGAAGGTTATACTACTGTTGGGCGCGGTATAACAATGCACCGTGCAATTTTCTGGGAAGATACGCGCGCACTTGCTGCCTCGATTGATGACGCTATGGTGCAAGAGTTATATGACCGCGATCATACAATCTACGATAATTTGCCTTTCTGGCTTAAGCCTTCTGTAGAGTACGACACTAAGGGTAAGCAGTTTACTTTTGGCAAAATGGGCTCTACAATTACTTATGCTCAGGGTAACCAGAAGGGCGGAATTGGTACTGGTAAAACTATTCCTATTAACCATATTACCGAGCTTGGTGTGTGGGAAATGCAAGGCGCTAATCCTGAGAAGCTTATTTTTGATTTAGAACCTACTTGGCCACAGTCGCAAGATACTTTTGTCATGATGGAATCTACCTCGAATGGGCGGCTTAATTTCTGGTATCAATACGTAGGAGCTTCCCGAGAAGGGCGTACCCGGTTTGATGTGCATTTCTGTCCATTTTATGCCGAACCGCGTCATAATCGTAAGCAGCCTCCAAAAGGTTGGGAGCCTCTGCCACGTACTAAACAAATGATTGAAACTGTGGAGCGTACGTCTCCCGGCTATATGTTTGGTAAAACTGTTAGACTAGAACCACAACAAGCTTACTGGTGGGAGGATCAATATGAAGAAAAACGTGCTCTTGGACGAACGGCTTATTTCCTTACCAACTATCCAACGACGCTTGATGAAAGTTTTCAAGTCTCTGGGAACAGAGCCTTCTCTGTCGAAACAATTGATACTTTACGAGAAGGAGTTAAAGGCGCAGTGCCTTATTATTTCTCTAATACGCAAGCGGTTGGAAAAATAGCATGACAATTAATTATAAGGAATTAGAGGAAGTTTATGAAAAAGCTAAGGTAGGTGATGCTGAGCCTAATCTAGTTATCAGAGCAGAAGATATTAGAAAATGTATTACTTGCGACGAACCCGCTGCTACGTGGGTACATCCAGATAATGTTTTGTGTACAAGTTGTAGTGATTATATAGAACAATAAATGTCTCAGCTTCCCACTTACCGTATTATAACTGGAGGCCATCTTCTGGAGCCTCATCAGGATTTCCTTCAGGGAAGATCTATAGAGGACTTAACTCCTGCGCAGGCAAGAGGTTACGTATGGTTGTTCGAATCTCCGCAGCCGGGGCAAGTTTATGTAATTGGAGTAGATCCAACCTTCGGTATATCAGGTTGGCATCCAGAGTTATCAACAGATGAAGATCTTAATACTGATAATGCTGTTGTTTCTGTGTGGCGTATTGGTCGCGACGGTCGCGATTACCAAGTCGCAGAATATGCTGCCCCAATTGATGTATATGAGCTTGCTCCTATTATTAATGGCTTGGGCAGGCTTTATAGTGGCAATAACGAAATGGGGCAAGCCCATGTTATTCTTGAAGTCTATCCCGGTCCGGGATGGCCTGCCGAACAGTCACTTATTCACCACTATGGTTACCTTAATTACTACCGACCTCGATATATTAATACTCTTGATTATGCACCAACAAAAGGAATAGGATGGGAAGCTGGGCCTAAACAAGTTCGTGACCTGTCCATTTTTACGCGTAAGCACGTAAACGCTCTTAAACCAGTTATCCGCTCTCCGTGGTTACTCTCGGAAATGCAGGATTGCCAGTTAGACCCTGAGAAATTCACTATCCATGCAGAGGGAGCTGGCATCCACGACGATAGAGTACGTGCCGCCTCCTTAGCGTGGTTTGCAGCCCACGATTTTAATACCCAAGTACAGATTCCAGAGCAATCTAAGATAGAAATGGGTGGAAAACCTAGATCTTGGCAGCAGTCAGATATGACCTCTGAGGGTTTAAAAGATGCGTGGCAGGATAGATACGAGGAACTGGGACGCATTTAACGTATAATACTACCTGTAGTTTAGGAGATTTGGATGGCTAACCAGAAAACGTACAAGATTACTTGTACTAATGCTAATACGGCATACAATGTTGTGACAGGAACAACTTCACCCCCAACTAATACCAATTTTACCCCAGCTAATAAAGGGAGGGGTATTACTTTTCAGTGTCAAACCAACGGAGCCTTAGGATTTTATGGAGGCTCTGATGTTGTGTCTAATGCAGGCATTGCCACAACCGGCCCAGACGGAGCTTATCAGCCTTCTGGTGGAGGTCCGGGTAGTTCTGGATTTCAGGCTTGTGATTGGTGGGTAGCCTCTGACACTGCTGGGGCAATAATTGTAGTGCAGTTAACTAAAGGAATTTAATGAAAAAGTTATTTATACTTTTAGTTTTAATTCTACTGCCTAGTAATCTTTACGCCCAAAGTGGTGTAACGAGTGCTACAGCTCGGCGTATTGTAACGTTCTTCTCTGCCCCTTCCCTATGTAAGGAGGGAGATAAGTACTATAATCTTACCAGCCACTCCGAGTTTACTTGTACAGCAACTAATGCTTGGACAGCTACGGGTGGTAGTGGTAGTAGCGGGTTAGCTGCTGATGGGTCTACGGTGGGCGCTACTGCTCAATCCCAAGTATTTACCAATGGTATTACTACTACCTCCACGACCGGCAAAGTAGGAATTGGTATGACACCGGTTGCAATGCTAGATGTGACAGCCGCTTCTCAGGTCACTGGTATTAGGGTTATTGGAACCCAGCCAGCTGCTTCAGCTGGGTCAATCGGTAT